GTGATATAATCACGTTCCCATAATGGTTTCTTATCAACCCAGGTAATACCGGGTAGATTAAGAATCATTTCTTCGGAATAAAATGCACCTATCTTAGATAGGAAACATTTTTCCCAAGAAATCTCAGCTCCGAACCGTATTAATGATTCAGAGATGAGATTACAATAAACTTGTGGTCCGCAGGCGATATGATCGTCGCCGGCGCACACGTAATGTCGCCAGGAATAATTTCCTGGATCAAGCATAAAATTTTCGGGGTTTGCATATGTTCGATATGCAAACTCCTCTGCTGCTAACATAGTCAGCATCAGAGCACCCTTAGTCCCTGGCTCCCCCATAAGGCAGCCACGGGATGTCTTCATCCCTGTGAATTCATAGGGATGGACAGCACATTCACCAAGAACTCTTGGTGAAGTTAATAATTCAATCGATACTCTGATATATTCAGAGTATCGACCGATATGCTGCATAAATGCAGTAAGTAAGGCTCTAGTATAGGGCCTTACAAGCATCTCAGATGCTTGAGTAAGATCTGAGGTCAAGAAAAAATGATCTTTCTCAACCTCACATTTTGCCCACTTGACATATTCATATGCCTGGGCGGCGGCCCCCATACCAGCTTGAGCTGATGGGTGGGTCTCAATGGCCGAGATTAACTCGTGGCCAAACGGTGAGAGGAAGAGTGTTACCCAACCCTCATCGACAGTTATCGTGCGGACTTTTCCGCCTGGTTCTCCAATTGGAGAAATCCGCACAAACGGATGATTCTCTGATAAATTCAGAGGGCCATCCTCGACGGTCTTCCCTCCAAGGAAAGCACCAGTTTTAAGTCCTTCCTCAATGGACCATTGAAGAAGTTGAAAACCAGTTTGTCCATCGACTCCAGTCAGTGGATTATGGTAGACAACCTCGAACATGTCTAATTCAGGCATATTCTGTCCGAGGTCGTCAGACCGTAAGAAATCCTCCCGTTGTAGGAGTGTCTCACGGCACATAGTTCGAAAGGGCGCTATGCCCTCTTGAACCCAGTAGCGCTGCCCAAAATGGGTAGTACCTACCTTTGTTTCCATTGATGGTGTACAACACCATTTAAGGAAAGATTCAGACACACTGACGGCTCTGCCGCC